TATAATATTCCATCCTTGTGCAATTCGCGTGTGGTTTAACTTTGCATCGCCATAAACATTAGCCCGGTCAACATTAATCTTTTTACCGGCTTCTGTTAGTAAATCGTTACGTTTCATTGTTTCTCCCTAAAATGGTATCTCGTCTTCATTATAAACTGTCTTACCTTTTACCGTAATGTTTTTAATCTTTGCATCTGGAAAGCTTTCAATTGCTGTCTTTAGAAAATGTGCAGCGTTACTCGCTTTAATAATTCTCGCCACGTCTTCCCAGTCGTAAACTATCCAGGTCGGATATTTCTCACGCAACTCTTTAGCTTGAGCCATTGCCACGCAAATTATATCCCCATCAATCTCGATGGCGTAACAATGTTTTGGTAGTGGCTCGTGACCATTCTTAATTGCGTTCCTCTCCAACACGTCCCAACCCTTAATTAATTCCAACGCAATCTTGTTAACTTTGATGACATCTTCCGCTTCGACAGCTTCCCCTAAATTCTCGTAAGCTTGGCGAAACATTCCAGCTAATTCTGGCTGCACATTTGACGGCAAAGTATCGCCCCAAATTAGCATCTTTTCTCGTGCCTTTTTATCCAGTGGTTCGAGCTGTCCCCAGATCGATGCCGGAATAGGTTTACTATCTTCGCCAGTCGCATCAAAAGTCTTTCGATCTTTTATTTTCTGTGCTGTGTATTTTCTGTTAGCCAATGTAAAATCTCCTTACCTTTTCCCCACCTTGAATCATTCAAATTTTCCTTACCTTAATCACCCCCCCACCCCCCCACACCCCTAGTAGGGGGTGGGGAGGTGAGGAAATAGTGAACATTACCCACAAGGTGGGGAGATTTTCCCCACCCAGAAAGGAGACATATTTATCACACTATCACCCTCCTGCTTCCGACACATTTATCCATTCTCCCACAAAAATAACTTCCACTTCCCTGCCCTGACGCTTAGCTAAATACTGCTCATTTTTGAGTACATTGGTGCTAATCCACTGCTTTAATATGGCTGAAATTCGGCTCTTATCTGCCCTCTTTTTTATGTCTAATTTTAGCACTTCTGCGACCGCTGAACCGACCCAATGTTTAGCCTGAGAGGACGCTCTAAATGGCTCAGTTTGGGCTGCTGTATCGACTAATTGTTGCACTTCCATAGCGTTTCTGGTGGTGATTCCGTCGAATAAATCGGGTAGTTTGTAGGGCGTTGCGACACCCACATATTCCCCATTTGCGATTTTGTAGCCTATCATTTTTCTGTATACGGCTTTGTTTGAGGGCGGCGCGAGGTTTGCTTTTCCGTCATCGCACCGGAATATTCCTAGCGAATCCTCCTCCTGCACGCCCAGTTTCATGGCTTCTTCTGAGGATATTTTATTGATAACTCTGGCTGCTCGTGCGGCTCCTATTAGCGATCCAGCACCTCGAACTGAGTCTACATTTGCCTCTTCCCCGTTGCCTTTTCGGATGTGGTGGACCAATCCAATCGCGCAACTTGTCTCGTCTGCCACACTTCTTATCTGAGTTAGCACGGTATTTATGGCCACGTTATCGTTTTCCGACACCGAATGTGCTCCGACAAATGGATCAATAAAGACGCATCCAATGTTTCTCCGGGGTATTTCTTGGATGAGGTGCTCAACTAAAGCTTGGTTGGGAATAACGCCGTCGCGTGTCTGCGTTGCGAATGAAAGCTGGAAATCACGTCCGGCATCGAGGAATAATCTGCCCCTAATTTCTTCTGGCTTTATGTTATAGTGGCCCATCGCTGCTAATATTTTTCGTTGCATTTCCTCAATTGGGTCCTCCAGGTTAACGATCCAGACGTTTGATTGCTCGTGTACTTCCTCACCGAGAAGGTTTTTCCCGGTACAAATTGCGAGTGCCTCCACTATTTGTAGTGACGTTTTACCAACTCCACCGGCGGATGCCAACACGGAAACAAAGCTCCTGAGATAATGTTTGTCGTAAACCCACCTCCTTCGAGGGAGCAGCATTTCGTTAAACATTGTATATTCGGTTGGCCAGTCACTATCGCTGAGATCAACTGGGTTTGATATGTCTGGAACCTTTATAAGCTCGGCATTTTGTATGGCTTCGTTTAATTTATCTGAGCCAAACTTCATTAAATAGTCATTTGCGTCCAGAGTTTCCGGGTCTAGCTTACCAAATGCAACCGATGCAATTGTTATATCGTTGCTATATTTTAAATTTTCAGACGTTTTCTCCACGTTTAAGTCTGGATCTGCACATATAATTATGTGTGATTTTCGGGGTGCTACGAATGTAGACATCCCAGCTTTGCCAAATGTACACACGACATTCGCTGCTTTGCCAACCACTTGCATTACCGACAGCGCGTCCTCTGGACCCTCCGTTAATATAAACGGCAGCTCCGTATTGAACTTTGTGTGCATTGAGCTGCCGGAAATAACACCGCGGCTGTATTTTGATACGTCTTTGTGGGTGCGTTTATTCCCTTCAGCGTCGATTAATACCGACTGAACACCAGTGACATCGCCGTTTATATCTAATGCCGGGAAGATTAATGCCGGGCCTCCGTAAACATTCGGGCTGAACTTGGCTGACTTTGTAGCCGTTCTCGCATTTATCGCTCGACTATTTAAATATAATAACGCTGGACGCACTGCGTCTTTGTTTTTTGGCGATATTTCAATGCAGCTATCCCATATCGCCTGGGCTTTTGTGATTTTATCTTTACGGCTTTCAGCGTCATTCTCTATTAAATTTTTCTTAACCAGGCGTTGTATGAGCTTAGTCATCTCGGAGGCTTCATATGGAGCCTGCTCAGAGCCTGTAAGCTCCTTTGGGCTTTGTAGGCCACGCGAGAAACCGCTTCCCATAGTTGATTTAATCTCGATGTCGTTTAGGCCAATGGCTTTTGCTGCTGTAGATATGTCTAGCAGAGCTGCATCTACGTCCACGCCCTCAAAATGTGAGTGCCTGCCTATAGAAAATGCGGCTTTGTTTAATATTTCATTACGCTGACCCGGTGCAGAGATTGCGATTTCGCTGACGCAATTCTCTTTGACCTTGGTAAAATATTGTATACTCATAAATGTCTTCCCCAAATTTAGTGAAGCCACCGCCCTAAAGCGATGGCCATACGCTTATTTAAAGTCGTCGAAACTTACTTCAGCTTCAACAGCTTTCGCCTCTTTGGGCGGCTGCGCTTTTGATTTGGGGTCTGTATCCCAGTCGCTTATGGTAAATCCAAGGTCATATGACGTGCCTTTGCCAACCTTAATTGGTGTAGATGCACTAACTTTGACAGTTGGTATTTTACTTTTAAACTCCGGGTGTTTCTCTGCTTGGTTGTATAGTTTGGCAATAAACTGACCTCCCCAAAACCCGTTGGTGGAAAACACTGCCTCAACGCCATCATAAAAGCACGTTACCTCAAAACCCTGCTTGTAATCGTCTGCCGGCTTTGGCGATGGGTGAGATGTTGATTCCCACTCAACCCAATCTCTTATTCCAACGTCGATCTTTAGCCACCCAAACTTTACGTTTTTTATGTCAATCGATATACCTTTTGACATATCAACCTTTGTCTCTTCGTCGCCAGTTTTAATAGTCCACGTATTCGATGGGGCTTTTACTCTGACATATGAAAATGTTTGATTTTCTGTATTTCCAAATTCTATTGGCATTTGTTGTATCCTTTTTTAAAATGATTTTGTGAATTTAAACGCCCACCTGGGTATTTGAAGTGTAGTTTGCTCTCCAAATCCAGTTGGGTATTCGCCTGATATTTTAGCATTGGCCATCTTTTCCAACGCATAATTTACGGCTGCACGACCTTCTATCAGTGAAGTTTCATCCAGTTCGTAAATTCCTGTAGCGTAAGGTGCTACTTTTTCAACGGCCACAAAGATAAAGCGGTCGATCTCGTAACCCTCTGTCTCCATAACACGTCGGTAAAATGCTTCTTGTATGTGATATCCAAAATTAGCGCACGATTTGCCAAATCCTTCGGGCGATGCATCAATCGTTGTCTTTAAGTCTATTATGGCACTAATGTCCTTACGCCAGGCATCTGGCCGAGACCTCACCTCTACCTTGTGATCTGGGTCTGTGTTAAACACAGATGCCTCCACAACTAAATCTCCGCTGAGTAGATTTTTTACGTGGGTGTTTGATCTCACTGAGTCAGCTATTTTCTGAACGTGTTGGTAATCTGGCTCCGTCAACACGACTGCCCCGTTTGCGTGGGCCTCGATCTTAGCGTCTTCCCACGCCTTGCCACGACGTGTGGCCGGGCCACATATCACTAAGTTTTTATTATCTGGCTCCAATACGAGCGTGTGCGTAGCCGTTCCAATTTCCATTGCAATAGATTGCTTTACCTCACCGTACTTCCAGTGGCCCAAGCTTTTTTGTGCAACCGTTTTAACGGCTGACGCGCTTATAGCTTCCGACTGGTGGTATTCTTCGTTACTCATATCCAATTTAATCACGTTGATTACTCCCATATTTGGCAATTAATAGGCTTTCCGCCCGGTGTTCATCCTTTTTACGCTTTAGCTGATTGGCTAATTGTGGGTAATTTCGTATGGCCAATAGACGTGCAGCATCTTTATCTTTTGGTAAATGAAAGAATTTCTTCCACTGAACAGGTCTCACGAGGGTAAATGGAATAAGTGACAACGCCACACACGTTTGAACTTGGCCAAATGCTAATCCCAACTTAAACATCGAAACAACGCCCTGGCGTGGCATTGCTTGTTGCTTTTCTATGTAAATATGTTTGATTTTTACTGACGTGAGGATGTCTAACAATGCGTGAACATCCACCCCACCCTCTGTGAAGATTGGTAAATCGTGGGTCTCTGCAAATCCGTCGGACACAACAGAGACACCGCCAGTACGATACCCTGGATCAATGCCACAGATCAATTCGTTTCACCGTCTGTCGAAAGTTTGATGCCCTTTACTTTTAGGTATTCTCGCATTGCAGCTTCGGCAATCGAGGCCATTGGGATGCGATCCCTTATGCTGAGTAACTTTACTCCGTCTAAAACCTCGCCACGTATCCTCCAGCCGATTTGCCTGACATCAGAATTTTCCAACTTTTTGTCAAAATAATCCTTGAGATCCATTTTATCTATTGTTTTCATTTTACTTCTCCATTGTTGCTGGCGTGTGGCCACCTTTTTGTTTGAGCGTGCGTGCGTCCCAATCCATTACACGCAAAACATTCCTCCCAACTAACATCACCAGTGTTGAATGGATTAGGCTCTAACGTCCACCCTTTTCCGTCACAAGTAACACACACGATAGGCGATGGAACCTTACTTAAATTTAGCATCACAATAATCCTGTGAAATGGCCCAATAAAAACCATGACCCATATAAAATTATAAAAAATAAAACTGTTGCAACGCCATCTTTAATCCATTCAAGCATTTCAATAACCTCCCTTGGCTCTTAGTAATGTTCGTTTATACGCCCACATTTTAGACTTTGCGTCGTTCACAATGCGCTTGTCGTTAGACTCTTGTAACGTGCGTGCGTGACGATCAATCTGAACTTGAAGCCAATCTTTCAATTCACTTAGCCTCATTTTCCAGAACCTCCCTCAATAAATTTGCCATGATTTTAACAACCAATTTCCTGTCTTGATTGGTGTATCGTTCCCCACTGTAATCATATGTCAATATCATTGACTTAATACGTGATTGCAATGGTGCTTTGACCTCAGTGTTAAATAGCATTATGCAACCCTCTGTGATTTTTTAATACACGCTTAATGAGTGTGTGAGCATCTTCGTTACGCCCTCTCAAGAGCATATCATATGCCCAAGCCAAATTACTCATATCATTCTTATCTAAATTTCCCTCAATAGTTGTTTCTGCTATGTTTGTAGCAATAGGCTCTGGGGTTGTGGTGACTTTAAATTTTACCGCCAATTGATTAACCTCATTTCTTAACCCTTTAATTAATTCTTGAGCCTCAAGTTGTGTGTATTCGTATTGACCTTTTCGAGATAAGTTGCCCAACAGTTTAATTGACTTGTGAGCTTTAGGTAAACGGCTATCGAGCAACCGCCTAAATGTTTCTCTCTTAATGTTGTCCATTATATTTCTCCCTTTATAGCGATATTAAAAAAATCAAAATTCCATGAGCAATTGAGGCAATGAAAACACATAATAAAACGTCTAATATGTTTTCAATTCTCTCAACTCGTAACCGTTTTTTGTGGTCACATTCCATTATGCGACTTCTTCAATAGATTGATTATAAAGATCTCTACAATGATCTTCGCTTTTATTTACTATTGCATCAACAAATTGATCTATCATGTACCCGTCAAAATCTTCAAATGACCCTACACATTGACGAAATGTATCGTAAGCATTTATACGAACATTCTCAACAGCATTTTCATCAAACATCTCAGTAAATTTTATTACATTTTCTTCTGCGTCTCTCACTTGTTGATCCGCAGCATCAGACAATTCTGATTCTTCTGCTTGAAGAAGCATTAGCACATCTGTCTCCATCTCAGTAGTCGCACAAAGGTGATCAATTTTCTTTGTTAGTTCCAAATAAAGAATATAAGATGGTATGTGATTCATTAAAAATTCTCTTTGATAATCTTCCATTTTATCTCTCCCTTGTTTGTTTCTATACATTACAGATAAGACATTGGTTAACGTATTGCAAGCTTAAAGCAAGCATTTTGTTAATATAATTATATATGTGATAAAAAAACCCACCCAGCTTTCACTGAGTGGGTAGGGAGGAGGACATTATGTATAAATAATACGAGAATGTACCTATATTCTATTTTAAAAATATCATACAATCAACACTTAATTGACAATTCGAGCTAAAGCGTTCACTATTCAGAAATATATTTAGGAGAGATATTATGGATGATAAAACACAAGAATTAGTTACAGAGCTTAAAATAGCTTGGCGTAGTCAAAATCCAGGTGCTGTAAGACGCATATGTGAAGAAGCTGCAAGCAAAATCATTGAGCTAGATGCACTTGTACCCACTAAAAAGAAAAAACTAGAGCGCGTTTAGTTAAGTAACCCTTTTAGAAAACCTGCGTATGGGTTTGTATTAATAAAACTATTGTCTTCTCGCTGTTTACCTCCAACAACTCTGCCCATTGCTGGAAAACTTTGCTCTAACAATCTGGACATTCCGCCAGTAATTTCAGCGTCTTTTCTGCCTTTTTCTCCAAAAGATTTTAACAGCCCAAGCTGGCTATTTAAACCTTTAACTGTGCGTGGCTCTCCCAACATTTTAGCTAACGCAATTTGAGCATCTTTTTGGCGTGTTAAATCTGGTTCACTTCCAGCTTGTCCTATTCTTTTTAAAATACCTCTAGCGTCCATGTCTACTATTGTCTTTTTATTTGTTGGATCTAAGTTTCCTATCATTTTATTATACGCATTTCTTGAATAAGTAGCGGAACCTTTTTTAATATGAGAAACTAACAGCAGTGGATTTGTTGATTTTTCAAAAGCTGCAAATATTTTTTCTGCATCTGCATCACCAAGAACAAGTTTTAATTTCTTTCTCATTGACTCGGAAGACGTGCTTTTAACTATTTCAGCAGCTTGCAAAGCACTTTCCGCATCTGTCCCTGCTAACCTGGTTTTGACGTTACTAGCCATTTCATCAAATTTGTTTCTAACAGCTTGCTTTAGTGCGTCACGTTGCCCTGCACTCATACCTGAAGTTGCAAGTTGAAAATCGTCAAAAGTTAACGAAGGTTTAAATATCATAGATCCTAAATCTACTGCTAGTTGTCGCTCAATGTTGTCTTGACCAGAACTCCTAGCTAATTTGTAAGATGGATTAATGCTATCAAGTTCTTTTCTAATTTCTGCTGACATATTAGCGTAGCTATTTTTTAGAGTAGGGTTGTCTGTAAGTGCTCTACTTTTACCAAATAGATCACGAGTAATCATATCTAGTTGCTCCATAGTAGGCTTAGATATTGCATTAGTTTGCATAATTCCTTCACTGTTTTGGGATTGGTATACATACCAACCATCGTCTAATGCTACTACCGCTTCATCGCTCATGTTCTCTTTAATTTTAATTGGTGCAACACCTTCGAGCTTAGAAACTTTATTTGATGACGTTATATCTTCTGGACTTAATTTTTGCATTAATTGTTTTAAGTTATTTGAAGCTGTTGTATTCCAAGGTATAGAAACCTTATACGCTTCATTATATAAATTTTTTCTGTTTTGAGATGTAGAAGACGATATATTTAATTTTTGACTAGCTTTTCCTCCGTCAGCCCCACCCATAATAACGTCTAATTCTTTGTTAAGGTTTTCCCCAGCTTTTTTAGCGTTTGATTCTAGCTGGTCAATTATTATTTTTTTACCGGGTCCAGGAGAATTTGCTATAGTGTCTGCCACGTCCATTGTTTCTCTTGAAAGTCCTGCAATAGTATTAAGTTCACCAGCAGCTTTATTAGATACCACAGAACTAGAAACTATTTCATCAACAACTTCCGCTGCATCTTTATTTAATTCTGTTTTACTTACTAAAGATGATTGTGATTTTGGGAAAAAATCTCTTATTTTAGTTAGTAATGGTTTTGAAAAATGTGCAAATGATGGTCCTAAAATTCCAAAACCACCTGCAAAACCACCTTGCAAAGCTCCGCGCTCAATAGCATTTTTCTTTCTTTGCTCAAAAGAATCAGCGTCTTCCATTGCACCTTGAAAAGCACCTTCTCCTGCCCACCCAATGCCAGAACCTAGTGCTCCAAGTGTTGATCTTTTAAGTATAGACGAGCCAGCCATTCTTAATGCGTTTGGCAAAAGAGCACTTACTGCTGGTACTGCTGTTCCAACCGCCCCAGCAAACCTTAATGTGTTAGAAGTTTTAGGGTATACTTCTTGCATTGCTTTTCTATTAAGTCTTATATTTTCACCTACATTAGTGTCAAAACCAAGCTTATCAGAAACAAACTGAGCTGCCCTGGGAATACCTTCGCCAACAACAAATGCATTTTCGGTAAGTTTATTTAAAGTTGAAAGTCCAGTGGGTGCTTGATCAATAACGTCTTTGTAAAAACTTTTCTTAGAAACTTCACCAGCGTTTCCATTTTCTTTTAAAATTTTAGAAATTGTTGCTAAATCAGTAGTTGCGTAACCATCTCCAGATAAATACGTTTTAACTCCATTTTTTTCTACTATTTTTCCACCGTCGTCCATATATTTAATATTGCCGTAAGTTCCGTCCATTACCTCTTTTGCCGAACCTACGCCATACTTTTGCTCAAAGTCGGCAACAAGGTCTGGATTATTGTTTAGCCATTTTTTAGCATTTTCTATATTTTTTACTTGTTCGGCCATTTTAATTACCTTTATTTTTATAAGTCAGGAACTTCAATTTTTTCTGGTAGCATAAATTCACCACGGTAAGCCAAATTTGTTTTTTGCAATAAAGTTAAAGATATATTGCGTAACTCCATTAAAGCTTGTTTTTTAAGTTCTGGAGATGAACTGGAATTGAATTTTACTAAAGCTTTTGTTGCGGCATCGCCTTCTTTTTCTGTTATCTGTCCACCACCCTTTAAGCCTTGGAAAGCTTGTAAAAACAATTTACCGTTAACTTGCTCAAATGCTGCTTCTAACGCATTTGCTTCTGCTCCTAAAAAACCTAAACTAGCAGCCCAACCTTTAATATTACCACCTACACCAGAAATAACTGCTAATTCTTCATTAGGTACTGCTAATATATCATCAATCGCAGTAATAAGAGATCCACTGGTTTGCAATGCTATTATATCAGTTTTCAATTCTTCTTTTTGTTCTTTAATTCTGCCTGAAAGTTGAAACATAACTGGAGCTAAAGCTGGATCAGTTAGTGCTCCGTTCATCGCGTTTTGCATTATTTTATCGTAATTAGCCATAACTTCCGATACGCTAAATAATGTTCCGTCAGCTTTTAAAGTAGGGTTTGTGTTCATTGTAGAAAAAAGAAGATTATTTCTTTCCCTAGACGCTTTCTCAGCTTCAGCTTTTCTACGTTGATCTGCTCGATCGGTGAAGTCACGCATAAGATTGTTTAGAGCGTTACCTTCACGACCCTGAAGCGCAGCACCAGCGTCACGCAATCCAGCAAATGCCATCATACGTTTCTGAGTTTTGCTGAGAGACTCGTACATGCCAGGCTTTTCAACTGGTGTTGAAGCCGGAGGAGGAGTCTTGTTAACAACAGGTTCGTTAACAGTGCTTGATATGGACCCACCTTCCCCTGCCGACCCATCACGTGCAGTTTCGCCAGTAGTATCTAATAAGCCAGACGGTAATTCCTCAACAACTGGACGTAAACGTGGTCTAAGTTTCTCCTCGTTTAATTGATTTTGGTTTTGCTGTCTTAACGCTCCATACATATCTTGCATGTTCATTGAGCTTAAAATGCCTGACTCGTTGTTGCTTTCCGCGTTTAATTGATTTTGGTTTTGCTGTCTTAACGCTCCATACATATCTTGCATACTTCTTGAACCTAACACGCCAGACTGGTTGTTGCTTTTTGCGTTAAATTCTTGCTCGGCTCGTAAAGCATTTTTAGCATTTATCGCATCCATAGCACTAGAAGTTTCCCCGGCATCATACCTTGATCTAGCTGCAATGTTTGCTCTGTCTGCTTGTATCATTAGCTCTTCATTTTTTAAAGTTTCTGCTATTGCTTCTTCATTCCAATCGGGGTCGCTAATAAGACTTTCCTCAAGAAGTCGCGAGAATTTTGCGTCTTGAGCAGAATAATCTCTTTGAGCATTTTCGTAATAAAGATTGTCTTTATCCCGTTGCGCTTTTGTTTTTGCTTGGGCAGCGTTATTTACTTTAATGAAATTTGCTAAAATTTCCGCATCTATCTCTGCTCTGGTTTTATTTTTAACTGCCATCTTTTAAATCCTTACTCTTAATCACGACCGAACAAGCTTGCAAACGTTCTTCCCCCGTTTACTCCAGATCCAAAGCCAAAGCCAGTGCCGAGCGATCCTGCCGCGCCCATAATTCCACCGAGAGTGTCTCCAATTCCTTTTCGTGTTGTTCCAGTGGTAGTGCCTAACCCCCCAGGCACACCAGAAGCTCCAGCCAATAACGCTTGCAATTTCATCAGTGGATCTTGCTCCTTTCTCATAAATTCTGCATATTGAGCATCTAACCCAGCCTGATTTAAGCCCATTTCTAATCCGCCAGTAGTCATTTGAGAGCCAACCCCGGCAAGCATGTTTTTAATTTCATCATTAGTAGCACCAACTAAATTGCCAGCAGCTCCAGATTTAGCTTGCAATTGTGCCATAGTATTAGCCTGCGCTTCGCTGTAACCTTGCCTCATTAGATTGGCCACCATCTGGTTTGTGCCTAAATCGTAAACCGCATCACTTTCAGCTTGGTATACATCCCTACGATCTCCGCCAAACGCGCCAGCTTTAGATATTCTAGCCATATCCGCAATTTGATTTTTAGCTCGACCGCGAGATGCTACGTCTAGCGACGCATCAATTACGTCAGTTTGATATGGGTTGTAGTTTTTACGTGTCATTGCAGCGTAATCTTCTGGAGTCATCGCAGCTAAATCAGAAAACACTCCCTTGGCTTCATTAATAGAAGCATTTCCAAAATCGGAAGCATCTAACGTGCCTTTTGCTTTATTCATTAAATCAGTAAAGCCAGCAACACGATCTCCAGTATATTCAGTAAAGGGAGTATCTGCTATTTCTTCTGCCCTGGGCAATATATTGTCTCTAATATATTTTTCCTGCCATTCTGGCATTTTCTTTTCCGTAGTTGTGGTTGACTTTCCCATTATTTTAACTCCATTTCATATCTCGTGTATTTTGGCACAAATTCAGTTACTTTGCAAAACTTATTCCATCCAGTTCGAGCATCGGCAACAATAGCGGAACATTCTGCTTCTTTTGCCAGAAATTCAAACTTCTGTAACACCTTCCACATCCACTGATCCATTTTAGATCCACCCATGTAATCAATTCTAAAAGTTTTACGTACTTTATTTTTAACAATAGTTGTGGAAAGAGCCGCTACGATATTATTGCCGTCAATTTCTTTTTCACACACAATCCATAGCATATTATCGCCAGACCTCAAATCATTTTCTATCTGGCTGTAATCTGTTTCCGGTGACACTTTCTGTCTAGCTTTATCGAGTAAGGGCATTGCAACCTCAATAACGTCATCCAAATACGCTTTTGGCACTGGAAACAATTTATACACGGGTTTTGTTATAAGATGTATTACATTACTCATCCGTGAATCCTAGATATATTTAAAGTTGTAGCCGGGATTGCTGGAATACTGCCAGACGCGGCAGAGTGATTAAGTGAAGCTGATGTGCTGTCAAAAGAATAGTTTATTTCTAAATATTGAGCTGCTGTAACAGTAAATATTTGAGACCTTGAAATTGCCAAAGTAGCATTGTTCTGGTGTAAAGCAGATTTAATGGCAGAATTTGCAATAGCAGTTCCGTTTATACTTGGCCAAAAAGTAAAGTTAACAGTGCTGGCGGAAGATGAAAAAAGTTGCGCGGCAAATGTCACAATATATTCGCCAGCCTCCTCAAATACAATGCGAGTGGTTGGACTACCCAAACTAATTTTACTATTACCAGAAGGGCTATCATATGTAATTTTATAATTTGTATTAGCTGCGGAAGCTGTCACGTCTGACGTTTTAAATAAATTAGCGTGGCCACCTTCCAAAACAAGTTGCCGCCATTCCGCATTTCTACTGATTATTGGGTATTGGTAGACATCATCCCAAAGTAACACACCATTTTCATTAGAAGTCTCTCCAGCAATTCTAAATTTTAAACCAATATTACGACCTAAAAACGCTGTAAGCTGCCTAGCCCAAACCGCTAGATCTGGGCCAACTTGTGGAAATCCTCTACCACTCATCGTTTACTGCCTTGTGAAGCCTCAACTCGCATAGTTCCAACTTGCCAATCGCTTGTCCCACCTATCACTCGCATTTTTACCTGGCGACCTGTAAACCTAACAGCAGTGGGATTACTCATAGTAAAGGGACCGTGGGTTGTTTCAGTAGCTGTGGGATATAATCTACTTTTAAATTTAACTGTTACGTCACCTAATGTTTTTTCATCGGGTATTAACCTAGTTATTACTGCTAAGTTATCACCGTTACCTACCTCAATAGGTCCAGTTTCGGCAAATACTTCTGCGCTATCGTAATCTATGCCAACCTCGTGCTCGTATACATATGATGTTGGTGACACCATGATAGGTAGCGTAAACACACCAGTATCGGTTGCAGCGGTTCTCGCTAAATTACCAGTCGCCCAAGTGTTTGATCGGTAACTCCACAGCACGTACCTATCGTTCTCACTTGATGCATCCGATGGGTAGAACCACCACACTTCGCCAAACTCTGCATTGTGGTGGGCATTAATTTTAGCCATCTGGCCACGGTTAATTGCTCCGTATATATATTCTGCGACTGGACACTCTAAAGACTGAACTGAGCCATTGTACGTCCAAAATCCGTCACGGCCCATCCAGACAGCTCCAATGTCTATTTGAGCAATTGCGCCAGGTGCCGCTAAACCGCACCCAGAACCAACTCTATCAAATCGAAACACAAAGGGAGGGCCAGTATATAAAGCTAAATGCGCGTCCGTGTCTGTGAGAAATAACGTACCATTTGAAACACGTATTCCAGTTAATAGCTTTCCGTCAGTCTGTAATAACTGCGAGCCTGCTTGGTTTGTGCCAGCCGGGGACCACAGCGTATTATTTTCTTGGTCGCACCAACTAATTTTACGTGGGTTTCCGTTAGACCCAACTGCAAATAAAAATCTTTCCTCAGAAACCACTAAAGCTTTACAGTTTGTGGGTGCGTTTGCTATTACAGGAGCTGGTAAAGTGCTGACATTTAGCTGCCATTCATATAATTTACCGTCATCTGGCGACACTCCAACTAAATATTCGCCCCAGTTATCCAGGCTCCATACGGTAGCTTCGAGCGTCAATGCTGAATTACCTTCAGATCGAGGAGTCCCGTATTCCTGCTCTCCGTAATCTTCTGTACCCCAGCCAACGGCCCCTGCGGTGTCTGCTCTTCCAACAGATAAACCTGTGGGCGTTATATCATACAATGTTCCGTTTGCATTTATAGCGTATAATTTTGTTTCAGTTCCGATGGCTATCCACCCGGAGCTGTCATTAGCTCTCCAAGTTTTTATGGCTCTAGCCTTACCCGTTAATTGCGTTGCTATTCTTAATCGCCATCCGCCAACAGCTTGCAAAACGCTATTGTAAAACCTGACCAGTGACATATCTCTCCAGCGTCCACCTGTTTGGTATTCGGTTCCGTTTCGAAACGATCCTGGGGGGACATTTAAAGGGATAAGAGCCATTTTTTAAGTCTTCATAATGTAACATAAAGCGTAATACGGTGGTAGTTTATCAACTGCTGTGCCACTTCCCGTTGCAGCTGTATTTCCAGAAACAACGTGTTGGTGTGCAGATTCAGCGGCGACAGTAACTGTGTGACTGTGCGCTCCATCCGATGATACAGTTTTAGAAGCACTGTCGCCCCCAGTGTTACCATTGTTGTGATCATCGACATCAAAAGAGTTACTGTCAGACCCTGGTGAACCTGAGACATTAAAAGAGTGAGTATGAGCACCAGTCTCATTAGTAGACGCGGTGTGCGTGTGACTTGTGGCTTGCGACGTAATGTTAACAGCGTGCGCGTGGCTTGGTAAGTTTGCTTCCGCCAATGTTACAGTAGTAGCACCTCCGCTATCTGCTGGTGCATATGTTGATCCAGCACCAACAACAAATGTATTACGTAAATCTGGAGAACCGCCAGAACCGTTGCAAAGTATAAATCCAGTAGGTATTGCCGATACAGCTCCAGACCATAATATAATAGCACCAACTGGTAGTTTATAATCTGAAACTAATTTTAATTGTGCGTCTAAAGTATCTAAATCAGTATTAAGTTTCGCTCCCCAGCTATTTGCGGAAGCCCCCACTTCTGGTTTTACTAATCCGTAATTCGTTGTGGTTGTGTCTGCCATGACTAAAATCCCTTAATTTTGTACATTCTATCAATTAATTATTGATCCGTCCACACTCCATTTGTTGGTGTCTTATCTGTCCATATTTTTGTTGTGCTACTTTGGTCTACCCAAGTGCCACTAGACGGTATTTCTGGCTCCCAAAAAAGACGCGCATTAGCTGTGAAATCTAAAGCTGTTTCTATTTTAGCATTAAAATTTCTTGTGGCCCCGGCGGATGCTGTGAAAGTTAATTCCGTATTAATAGACGCTTCCGCATTTCGTTTTCTATTAACATCCGCTACCATATTTAAGACTAATGCTATTGCCGATGCTACATCTTTAATAGTTTGAGCACTTGCCGTGAATGTTAACGCTGCGGCAATTGATGCCGATGCATCTCTATCTCGTTGTGCTGTCGCTGCCATTGCCAGAGATGTGGGGATTGTGGCGGAGGCACTTATAACTGCATTTGCATTTGACGTAAAAGTTAATGCGGTTGGGATTGTGGCAACAATATTCGTGGCATCAAAATCAGCGTAACCAGCAACCCAGTAATCAGGTGTTACATAATACGCTTGGGGCATCTACTCAGCCGCCTCAATTTTGTCTTCCGTAATAGCATCTAATGAGGCTGTAAGCATGTTTACAAATGCATCTTTTCCGACTTTCAATTGATCTAAGTTGAACTGAGCAGAGGCCATTTTTCTATCCAAATCTGTGCAGTGGTTTACCATTAGCTTTTGGTCATTGGTTAAATCATCAGCATTATATTCTTT